TCATTTGCATGGGCCATCATGACCAACATACGAAAGAGGGGGCAGAAGCCTCGACCATTTTACTCTGATGTTGTGAATGATGATCTGATTAGTTACCTATCCGATGCAATTAGCACTCTCATAGGTAGGGCGATAACAGTTAACATAATCGAACCTTTCAAATAATGGCAGTTACTATATCACAATTCCCGGCAGACTACACATTCAGCGATAATCCGCTGACCTTTGTATTCTCATCAACGCAGACAGCACAGGCCAATTTCAGCTTCATCGTTGAAACGTATTTCAATGCTGCGCTGGTATCTGTCGACAGGGTATTCCCAGAGGTGAGTGGATATGCTCACATCGATGTGTCACCTATCGTAAAGAATCTATTGAATAAGCCTGTAATTAATAACAGCATCTATTCAGAGAGTGGCATCTCAGCGGATATCAACATCAAGGTAATCGAGAACTATGGCACTCCTCCGATAGATCAGGCGGATCTGACCAGCGCAACGATTCCTGTGATCAAGGGCTGCTTATCAGATAGGGCATGGACTACATACACAGCTCCGGATTACATGGTGGCATCTGTTGGAGCGCAATTCATGACAGAGATGAACAGCCTGAAAGGCATTCCTGTATGGACTATTTTAGAGAATCCTTTTGTTCTTCAATCTATACAGCAGGGCAATCCTGCAACGCTTACAATAACCATCGAGAATTCATCTGTCGGAGTGATTGATACGTACACAGATACGCAAAGTTACATCATCCCACAGATAAACGTGAATTTTGATACATTGACTACTGATTGCGGGTTTAATCCAGCAGGCGTATTAATAGCGGAGTGGGTGAATATATCGCTGGACAACGCTACGTTCAGAGTGGATATTTATCAGCCTGAGTGCGATGATGATCCATCAATTCTGCAATGGATCAATCAGTTCGGTAGCTGGGATTCGTTTATCTTCAGGCACAACGTAGAGCGCAAAGGGGAGGTAACTGAGCGAACCTACACTAAAAAGTTCGGCACATGGGATGGCACTACATTCACCTATGACCTGAATAATGCAGGGAATATCAGAGTGGGTACGCAGCAGATAGACAAGCTGACGATCTATACGGACTGGATCACACAAGCTGAACAGAACTACCTTACAACGCTCTACAAGGCACCGAGATACTTCCTGTATTATGGAGATACCTACAATGTGAGGGTGACAAGCAATCAGTTCACCTTCCTGAAAGCAAGATTCGAGGATGAGATCTCTGAAGCTGTGGAGCTGGACATCGTAAACAACCATAACGGGCTATCACTATGACAGATCAGCTGATGACATACGAGGGATATGAGCTGGATCTGTTCGAGGCTATTCCAGTGCCGATATCCTTCAGCATCTCCGATATCAAAGATCCCACTAAAAGAAAGCAATCGTTCAGTAAACAAGTGGATCTCCCCGATACGATGAACAATAATGCGTTCTTTCAGGGAGTATTCAGCATGACATCAACGGATAGCGTAGTCAACTTCGATGCTACAGCGAAAGCTCCTATCAGATTATTCAAGCGGGGCGTTCAGGTTCTTGATGGCGTGATGAAGCTCAACGAGGTGAGTGCTATCAATGGTGTGATCCGTTACAATGTGACTATTTTATCAGATAACGCTGATATATTCCAGCTGCTTACACAGGTGAGATTGAACGAGCTGGACTGGTCAGCGTATAACCACACATTAACGAGGACCAATATCAAGAACAGCTGGACAGCTGCTGTAGGTTCGGGGTATTACTATCCATTGATTGAGAGGGGGCTGGGCAGACCGGGCAACTTGATCTGGAGAACGATTGACTTTGTTCCGTATGTGTACCTGTACGAATGCCTTGAGAAATGCTTTGAGTATATCGGGCTGACATGGAATAGTACATTCCTTGAGAGTGCGCTGTTTAAGAACATCCTGCTGGGATTTGGAGGAGGTGACATGAAAACTATCGCTCCATCTGTGCTGAATCAACGATTGATCAATCTGGATGCTGGAGATGTAACTGCAACGATTAATTTCTTCCCATTTGCAGGGAACTTTTTGCAGATCACCCCTATCAATCCTTTCGATGATGACTATTTCACCTTCACCATGACACAGGATCTGCTGAATCAATGGGATGATGGAATAATCACAATAGCTCAAAGCGGTCAATACAGCATGACTATCACAGGGATCCTTGACTATGTGATCGATGTAGGTTTAATGACATTCGATCAAGCCAGAGCAGCTCAGTTATTAGTGTATAAAAACGGTGTTATTCAGCAGACTATTGAAACAGGATCGCAATGGGTAACAACATTAACAGGAACATTCAACTTCAACGTAAATAATACCTTTAATTTCAATGCTCAGAGTGGGGATGTCATTCAGTTTAGGCTGAGCTGCCCTCAAGTGATCGCTACATTCACAGGAGATCCTGATCCTGTGAGCATCGCTTTCACTACAGATACAGATTTCACCATCGATTTGACCTGTATTGATACCATGATCAGCGATGGAGATACTGTTGAGCTGTCGGTATTCGTTCCAGCAATCCGATGTGATGAATTCCTGCTGTCATGCATCAGGCAGTTCAATCTGTACGTTGGCGAGATTGAGGATGATAATACGGTGAGAGTTGAGCCTCTCATTGATTACTACCTTCCGACAAATCAATCAACGGATATCACGGAGCTTGTGGACCATTCTAAGCCTATCAAAACGAAGCCTACAGCCAACGATTACGCTAAGACCTTGAGCTGGATGTTTAAACCAGCTACAGATTACGAGAATGAAAGATACTTTCAGAAATGGGCTGAGCAATACGGTGACTATTCCTTCATTCAGGGGAGCTACTATGCCAAAGGTGAACAAAAGACAGAGCTGTCATGGGGTACGATTGCACCGTATCAGATCGCTCCCGGTATTCTGATCCCTCGCTTTGTAAAGAATGACAGCGGAGCATTGAGGCCGAACGCTGGGCCGCCTCGCATCATGTTCCGTAATGGGCAGAAAACAGGAAGCATTGTATTGAGAGATAACGATACCACAGCAAGCGAAACGGTGAATGCCTATCCTTCGGTTCATCACTTCGATGACTGGGATGATCCTGACATGGATCTCAACTTCAAGCTGGTGAATGAGGTGTTCTATGCTGCAACGGTAGTGACAACAACGAACTGCTTTAGCGAGTATTATTCTCAGTTCATTACAGAGATGGTATCTCCAGCGGGTGCGCTGTGGATGCTGTCAGTCAAGTGGGATGAATACGATATCAAAGGCAGAGATTGGAGGAAGCTGCTGATGATCGATGGGGCATTATTCAGGCTGAATGAGATCAAGGAATTCTCTGCTGATGTCAGCCCTACAACGGAGGTTGAGCTTGTGAAGGTCTTGAGAGCAAACAAGCGAAGCACGGTGAAGGTGACAACGGACAGACTTCCACCTGGAGGAGTTTACATTGATGCTCCTATAGCATCCCCTCCAGCGAGTTCAGGAGTAGATACGCCGGTGATCGGATCACCGCCAAACAATAACGGAAAATTCACAATAACATTAAGAGGATAAGATATGAGTTGCGACAAATATGCACGGATGATCATCAAGACAGGGCAAGGTGTGCCAACGATACCAGCATCAGCGGACCATCGCAATGGTGACTGGTTAGATACTGATATCTATGAAGGTGAGCTGTATCAAGATACAGATACGGGGATGATGTATTCAAGGAATGGGGCTACGATATACAACGTAGGATCTTCAGCTGAATTCAATGTGTATCGAGCTAACTTAACACAGGCCAGCACAGCAGCACCTACAGCGGATGTATTCGAGAATACGCTGGGAGGTACTGTAACCTTCAGCAGATCAGGAGTGGGTACCTATAAGGCCACATTGACAGGAGCGTTCACGCTGGACAAGACACATATCACAGCGAACAACCTGATCAAGAATGGCTTTGTAAAGTATTACAGGATCAATGCGAATGATATCCAGATCCTTTCATTTGATGATACAATGTTAGCGAGTGATGATATCCTTGAGGATGCAAGCCTTGAAATTAAAGTGTACGCATAATGGCAGCAGAGGAGATAATTTTCAAGGTAGGCGTTGACACGGGTAACTCTGTCAACGATCTCAACAAGGTTGAGCAGGGGTTGAATGATATCGACAAATCAGCTCAATCCATAGGTACTGATGCTGCATCAAGGTTCGAGGCTCTGAATAAGAAGATCGAGGCGGGTGGCATGACCATGAGGCAAGCAAAGCAAGCACTCAAGGAATATCAGGATATAGCTCTGCAAGCTGGTAGAACATCGCCTATCGGTCAGGCAGCTATTCAGGCAGCCGGTGAACTCAAAGATACTATTGGAGATCTCAGAACTGAATTAACTAATGCCGGTACTGATGGAGCTAATATGCAGGCAGCCCTTCAGGTTGGTACCAGTATAGCAGCAGGATATGGCGTTATTCAGGGAACGATGGCTCTTGTGGGTAGTGAAAGCGAAGCACTCACTCAATCCATGCAGAAGCTGATCGCTGTACAGACTGTGTTGCAATCGATAGAACAGATCCGGGCTAACTTTGAGAAGGAGAGCTTCCTGATGCAGAAGGCACGAACAGCAGCAACGTACATCCAAACAGCTGCGACATCGGGCCTTGCAATGGCAACAGGAGTGCTGGCAGCTGCAACTGGTGGCGCATCTACAGCCATGAAGGTCTTTAGAATAGCGTTGATATCCACAGGGATCGGTGCTATTGTTGTGGCAATAGGGCTATTGATCAGCAACTTTGACAAGGTTACTGAGGCAGTACAGAAAGCATACAACTGGTTCAATAAATTAGGACCGGGTATCAAGGTAGTGATAGGGGTATTATTCCCTTTCATTGGTGCGATATACGGAGTTATTAAAGCACTCGAATACTTTGGTATCATCGATGACCAGCAAACAGCTCAGATGAAGGCTAATGCGAAGGCAAAAACAGATGCTACTGAGAAGGAGATGAATAAGAAGATCGCAGCTGAGAAGCGCAAGGCTCAATCTGTCGATGATAATCTATCTTTCGAGATAAGAAAGGCACAAGCTGCTGGAAAGAATACGGAGGAGATGGAGGAGCGCAAACTTCAGGCAGCTCTGAAATCTGGCAGGGCTATCCTTCAGATGCAACGAGAGAAAATAAAGGCATACGAGGAGGAGATCAAAATACTAAGAGCTACAGGAGATGCTGACAGCGAGAGATTCAAGCAGCTGGATAAGGCGTTGAAGGCCACACGAACAGCAGCGAGGGAACAATACAAGGAAAATAAAAAGAATTCCGAAGATCTCACCGTGATGCAGATCGAAAATGAAACGGAGAGAACGAATGCAGCAAGGGATGCAGCTGAAAAGCGCAGGGCAGATGCTGAGAAAGCAGCCGAAAAACGCAGGGCAGATGAGGAGAAAGAAGCAGAATTAAGGCTTCAAAGACAGAAAGAGCTGGAGGATTTGCAGAACCTGAACATTGAGGATGCGAACACCAGAGCATTGATGCAGCTCCAGACAAAACATCGCAGGGAGCGTGAGGAGATCGTAAAGAAATACGGAGAAAATAGCGATGTTGAGAAGCAGCTACAGATCCAGCAAGCTACTGAGCTACAAAAATTAACCGATGAACAGAAAGCAGCAGCGGATGCCAAAGCAAAAGCGGATCAAGAGAAAGCAGATGCAGATGCAAAAGCTGCCCTTGATAAAAAATTAGCAGATCAGAAAGCAGCAGCAGAACTGGAGCTGTTGCAAGCGGAGGAGAATTTCTATGCTCAGCAGGAAGCAAAGAAAAAGCTGGCAGAGATTGAAATGCAACAGGCTCTTTCAAATGCTGAACTTACAGCGAATGAAGAGCTACTCATTAAGAAGCAATATGATGAGAAAATCAAGGCCATCGATGATGAAACTACAAAGCATCAGGAAGCGAATGCGAAAATGCTCAGCGATGCTAAGCTCAAAATTGCACAGGATTCTTTACAGCTCATTCAGAATATTACGGAGCTGTTCGGCAAGAAGAACGAGAAGGCTGCAAAGATCGCTTTTCAAGTTGATATGCAAACACAGCATTAACAGCTGTATTCCCCGCTTACCCGTATATTCAGGCTGGACTTGCAGCAGCATTCGCAGCGACAAATGTGGCAAAGATAGCTCAAACACAATTCTCATCAAGCGGTGGAGGGGCATCATCACAGGCATCTGTATCGGCACCATCACAAGGCACTCCAGCTGTGCCACTACCTGAAGGACCGACAACGCTGACAGCTGGGCTTCCAGGTGGAGGAGGTCAGCAAGGAAGCAAGGTGTACGTTCTGGATTCCGATATCACAGCACAGCAAACAATGAGTAGCAAAGTGCAAGCATTAGCCACATTTGGAGGATAGAAAATACCGACTTTTTAACTTTTTACTCTCATAGTTATATGGCTCAATATTTTTGGATAGGAGTTAACGAGAATGACGAAACAGGAATCGATTTCAATTCCTTTGTGGATATCCCTGCACACATGAAAGGGATGATCTATTTCTCAAAAGAATCAGTACGTTATGCGTTCAATGATGAGAAGCGCATGGTTACTGGCGTGATGATAGCTGCAAATCAGCCGATCTATCGCTGGTCACCTGAGCTGGGAGATCATTATGTGATCTTTAAGCCTGAAACGATAGAGCTGATCCGCAGAAAGTTCTTTAAAAAAGGATACCATAACAATCTGAACGTGATGCATGATGCAAAGCAAGTTCAGAAAGGTGTCACATTAGTGGATTCTTACATCGTTTCATCGACAGATCCAAAGCTCCCAAAAGTTCCTGAGGCATTATCAGCCATGAATCTACAGGATGGAAGCTGGATTGCTTCATATCACATCGAGAATGATGAGCTATGGTCCAAAGTAAAGGAGGGCAAGTTCGGAGGCTTCTCTGTTGAGGGGTGGTTTGACAAGGTAAAAATTAAAACAGATAAAATGAACAAGCAAAAAACAAGCATCTGGGATCTCTTTACAAAGGGGAAACCAGCAGCAGAGGCATTCGCTCAAGCTGTGACTGCTGAAGGTGTAGCTGTGTTCTATGAAGGTGATCTGATCGAGGGTACTGCTGTATTTATCGAGCTGGAAGGGGAAAGACTCCCTGCACCTGAAGGAGAGCATGAGTTAACGCTGGAGGATGGTTCAGTTAAAGTGATCACTCTGAACAGCGATGGCGTTATTACAGCGGTTGCCGATGTTGAAACGATGACAGATGAGAATGCTGAGGAAGGCTTTGAAGCTATCCCAGCAGATCAGGTTGCCGATGCACTCGAAGCAGCGACAGAGATCATCGCAGAGAAAACAGGCCTTGAGATGGGCGAGGCTTATGACATCGCTACTTTGGTAGTGAATGCCATCAACGAGATGAGAACAGAGGTGGCAGATGCAATGCGTCAGCAGACAGCTGAGATCCACAACCGTTTCGTTGAAATGGAGAGCCAGTTCAAGGCGATGCAGTCAGAGATGGCTACAATTCAAGAGGGTGAAAAGTTCGGAGCAGCTCCTAAGAAAGCATCAACTCCAGCCCCTTCATACCGGGATCTATTAAACAAGTAAATCAATAAAACAAAACAATAAAATGAAAAAATTAAACCAGTTAGTACGTGAGCGTTTCGACTACGATGTTGAGGCCTTGGCTCCGTACACAGATGCACAGTCAACTCAGATGTTGACTGACCTGATCTATGCATCAGGATTGACTTCTCGTATCTCTATCATGGAGAACGTGAAAGGCTCAGAGGATATCAAGCTCCTCACTTCAGATCCAGCTCTTCAGGCTGCAACATCTTGCGGGTGGACTCCTGAAGGTGGTGTGATCTTGACTGATGAAACGATCACTACAAAGCGATTGAAGATTCAGGAAGATTACTGCAACGAGGACTTGAATGGAACATGGGCACAGTTGATGAATGCTGCTGGTGCTAACGTACAGGATACTGAAGCTCCTTTCGCTGACATCATGGCTGCTTACTACATCAAGAAGGCTGCAAAGAAGAACCAGGATCTGATGTTCAACGGAGATACTGGATCTTTGAATCCTGACCTTGCTCATTACGATGGATTCGTGAAGCTGTGGGATAACGATGTTGATTTGAATGTGTACAACTCTACAGAGGTTGCTATCACAGCGACTAACGCATTGACTATCGCACTTGGTTTGTACGATGCAATCCCTGCTGTATTGATGGACAACGATGTGAATGTTGAGATCATCTGTGGTCGTGAAACATTCCGCAAGATCATCACTCAGAACTACAACGATAACAACTATCACTTCCAGATCTCTGAGGAGGTAGGTACTGAGCCATCGTTCATCCTTCCTACAACAAATGTTCGTGTGAGAGCTTACTCTCAGTTGAACGGTACTGAGAAGATGTATGCTGTGCCTTACAATTATATGTTCTTCGGAACTGATCTTGCAGGTGACTACGAAGGATTCGAGTTCAAGTACAACGATACAGATGAGAAGCTTCGCTTCGGTGTTAAGTGGAGATCTGGTGTGGCGTATGTATTCCCTGAATACTTCACTCGCCTTGAGCTTGCTGCATCCTAATAAATAACCTATAAAGATCTAAGGAAATGGCTTGTGAAATTACATCCGGATATGACCTTGTATGCGACTCTCAAGGAGGAGTTGATACATGGTATGCGTTCGCAATAGCGAACTACGATACATTGACCTATGCGAACGGTGAGGTTACAGCGTTAACGCTGCTTGCCGGCACGTATGCCTATCCTTTGAATGTTGAAATGGAAACTTCATCCTTCACCGATGTAGCAGTCGGAGAAAGAACGAATGGAGCTTATGGCCGACAGCAAACAGCTACGGTAGTGCTACATGGTAACACAGCAGAGATGATCGTGGAGATCGAAGCTCTTTGCAGAGGCCGCCATGCACTCATCGCTAAGCTGAATGATGGCACATACGAGCTTCTATTCATGGAAAATGGAGCAAAAGCTACAGATGAAAGAGCTTCCGGAACTGCATTCGAGGATATGAATGGCAATACTCTCACCTTCAACGGTAAGGAAAAGACAAAGGCTTGCAAAATTGATGCTGCAATAGTGAATCTGTTGTTGCCTCCTGTGAGCTAATGTTGTGAAAATTTGATTAATTTCGGGGGAGGTACACAGCCTCCCCTTTTTTGAATCTCGATATGGCTACAAAATACTACATCAGAGGATTAGGATTCGTTGAAGATACGCCAGCAAACAGGGCGTTGTTGGTATCTTTGGGAAGAATTCAAGAGGAACCGGTGAAGGTTGCTAAAACAAAGAAAAAAAAGAACGATGATACTGCTGACACAGGACACGCTGAATCAGATCACGGTAACGCTGAACGAACTCAAGACTGATCTGCTGCCTGATAACTGGCTGTTCAGGTTCGTTCTTGATCAGGATGATTACTATGAATACCTGATCTACCTGACAGATGTCAGCCCAGCTCCTCAACGCTATAATTTATTCGATCTCGATGAGGGAATCGATGTAGATTTCAAGTTCGTGGGGGATTATTTATATGAGGTTTACCAGATGCCTAATGGGGGCAGCTTTGACTATACACAAGGGGTAAAGGTTGAGAATGGAAAGATGCGACTGCTTGAGAATCCATCGCCTGTGATCCCTACATTTGAACCAGACACAACAACACAAATCTATGATCCGAACGATATTCCGGGAAGCTAAGCAGCCTCAACCGGTTGAGAAGATAGACAATAAGAGCGGCCTCGTGAAATGGGGTGATGCGAACCTGTACGCTCAATTCCTTGTGGGCTTATTTCAGGATAATCCTGTACATGGTGGTATTGTCAATCAGAAGGTGAAATTCATCACAGCTGGAGGGATTACAGTTAATTCAGATGAGCAGATGAACAATGGCCGATCTCCGTACACATTGAAGGAGGTCATTGACATGATCTGCTTGGATAACGAGATCGCTGATGCATACGCTGTGCTATGGAAGAAAGACCTTGTGACTGGCAGATGGGCAGCATTCCCGATTGACTTTGAACTGGTACGCCAAACAAAGGATGGTGTGTACTTTGAGGTTTCAGATGACTGGTCGAAGGCGAAGCAGGATCCTTTAAAGACAGGCTGGAGGAGATACAAGAACATTCATCGCATGACCAGCGATGATACAGAGGTCATGATGTACAACATGACAAGGCCAAAGCAGCGAAAAATATCAAATAGGCTGGAGCTGACATCGAATTACTATGCTATTCCTAACTATTCAGGAGCTATCACTTCGATCATGGCAGGGATTGAGATGGATTACTTCACCTATGCTGAGGTTGTCAATGGATGGAAGGGCGGCACCGTGATCGCATTGAACGGTTTAACGATACTTTTCAGCGAAGGAAAGGATCAAGCCCCAGAGATCTCTCAAATGTCAGGTAATGACCTTGATAAAAGGTACATTGAAACAGGAAAAGAGATCCTCAGAAAGATCATGATAGCTCATCAGGTGATCAGCCCTGCTCTATTTGGGGTACTTTCTGAGAGTTTGTTCGGTAGTAAGGAAGAAATGGAGGTAGCCTACAAGCTATTTCAAGAGAATTATGTTAAATATCGACAGGATAAGATCAGCGAGGAGTTCAACTGGGCGTGGAAGCGATTGAATAAGGAGGAGCTGGGCTTGCGTTTCAACGATTACATCCTGAACCTTGAGCAGAACATTGAAGAAACGAACAGAACATCAGCTGCATTGAATGGAATGAGCCCGCTTGTGGCGAACAAGGTGCTTGAAAATCTAACCATCAATGAGATCAGAGGACTTGCACAGCTGGCTCCATTGCCTGAAGGTAATGTGATAGGCTCACAACTTCCATCAGCACCGGAGCCACAAGCCTTCAACGAGGAGGATCCTGTGCTGATGGAGTTCGAGAAATGTGGTGAGATGGCCGATCAATTCATCATCCTTGAATCGAGGGAGTATGCAGGGGAGGACAATGAGGATGAGTTCATTCGACAGTTCTTCAAGGATAGGCATGAGATGACTGTGACTGATGACGATAGGAATATCCTTCAGATGATCAAGAACGGCGAGAGCTATGATGCCATCAGCAAGGCTATCGGCAAGGGTGGGGTGTATCTATCGAAGCGATTATTCCAGCTCAAGGAGAACGGATATCTTGAGGGCTGGGAGCTGACAGATAAGGGAGTGAGAGAATCGACTGTGATCACAGAGATCGAGGTGCTGTATTCCTATGAGAAAAAGCCCGGAATAAAAGGAGATACTATCATCCCTACAACAAGACCTTTCTGCAAGGTGCTGGCGAATCCAGATAATAAGAAGCTATACAGCAGGGAGCAGATCAATCAGATCAGCGTGGCTGTTGAGCGTGATGTGTGGAGCTATCGAGGAGGCTGGTATCACAACCCAGATACTGACAGAACAACGCCATCATGTAGGCACGTATGGAAGCAGAATATCGTAACACGTAGGAGATGATCTCACAGATACGGAAGCTCATACAGGACAAGCTGATCAGCGGTGTTAACATCAAAACCATCAACGGCAGCGATATACTTGGACCGGGTAATCTTGTTGTAACTGGAGGAGGAGGTGTGCCTGATGGTGACAAGGGAGATATCACAGTAACCGGTGCGGGTACGGTATGGACCATTGATAACAACGCTGTAACGAATGCGAAAATCAATGATGTTGACTGGAGCAAGGTGACAGGAGAGCCGACAACGCTGGGAGGATATGGCATCTCAGATACTAAGGCGAATTTCAACACAGCTTGTTCTGATGGTGATTTCTTATTCGTTGGGGATGTCACTCAGTACACAGATGAACAGGCACAGGATGCTGTAGGCGCAATGATTGATGGCTCGCTCATCTATGCAGATGCAACTCCTCGCCTATCAAGAGCAGCACTAACTGGAGCAATCACAGCGAATGAGGGGAATAATACCACAGCTCTCGGATCATTCACGAAGGCGCAGCTTGATACAGCTGTGAGTGATGGCGTTCCTTTGTTTGTAGGTGACATCATAGGGCTGACAGATGGAGATAAAGGAGATATAACGGTATCCTCAAGCGGTACAGTATGGAACATAGATGCTGCAACTGTGGGTGTAACTGAGTTAAGTGCAACGGGTACGGCTAACAATACTACCTTCCTGCGAGGGGACAACACTTGGGCAACACCTACGGCAACTGATCCTGAAGGATGGACTACAATAATCAAGAGTGCGAATCAGGATATTTCAACAACGGGATTGACAAATATTACGAATTTTACATTTTCAACGGTTGCTGCTGGGATGTATTCAGTAGAAATTGATTTATACTATGGTTGTGCAAGTAGCGGTACCGATATTAATATTGCTTTAAATGTATCTACTGGTAATATGACTGGCAGAATACATACAATGCGTGTTCAAAGTAATGCAACGTCTTGGACTTTGGCAACTATGAATGCTGTCGCTACTTCAGGTCTGTTAGCTTCAAGTGGTCAGGCAAGTGACATTAACAATCCGCATATATTAAAGGTGTACGCTGTGTTTAATACATCCGCAAATGCGACATTTAACATACAGCACAGAGCAGGTACAAATGGATTCACCGTGAGAACAATGAAGGGGGCAATGCTTAAATATAAAAAACTGAACTAAATGGGAATACTATTAAGCAAGGGAATAGACACTCAGGGAGTGGATGAGAATAACGAACCGATAATAATTCCGGGGAAGTCAATATACATTCACGGAACTGATATTGAACTGACATCTGTTTACGCACGGATTGAGTTCGTGGCTCATGCTGATGGCACAACGATAGATGTTACTTTCAAGACATACCTTGACCATGCTCACTATGTTTCAGGTGACTGCGTACATACAGATATTCATGTAACTGGCTTTGATTTCGCTATCCTTGAAACGGAGGAGCAGTCTTTGGCGGTGGCATTACAATACAGCATTCTAAAATTTGAGGACTTAGGTTATTCAGCGGTCATTGTATAGTACGTACTTTTACTTATTTTTACTCTTACATATATGACATCATTCCTTGTTGATATAGCAACGATTAAAAAGATCGGATTCGTAAACAAAAACGTGGATGATCCGATCATCTCTGTTACTCTCAGAAGGGTGCAAGATACCACTATTAAGCCTATTCTGGGTACATCTTTCTTTAACAGACTCATCGAGGGCATCTCAAATAACGATCTG